CACCAAAGCCAGTAGCAGGAAACATAGTAACCGTACATGTATGCGCTGCGTTGTTGCTTAAATAGTCAGCATTGCCCGGTACATAAAGCAAACCGTAGTCTTCTTCACGCACAGCTATTGCAACCTTGCCCGCTGCAACGCCCCATGTGGCAAAGATGGGTGGATACTTTGTTGTGATGGGCCTATCACTCATTACAAGTGATGAATCATTAGTCAAGGAAAACTTGACATTTGCTGCGCCCGTTTCGGGGTTTGGCTTGTAGCCGTCCGTTGGTTGGTAGTATTGATTATCTACAAGTATCTCCGTGCCACTCACGCCGCTTTCTGCTGCTTCGGTTAGTATGCCTGCAACTATCCACCATTCAGCTATTGAAAAGTCAAGACTGTTCCAAGTCGATGTGTCATCGAGCGTGCCTGTATCTAAGTTGTGCAGTTGATCACCTTGCGCTTCACGGTTGCGTAGCTGGATGAGTGACTGCAAATCGAAATACAACCTACCATCTATTGCGGGTGAAATGTAAAAGTTGAACACCTGCGATGTAGTGTTGTTGGTCACGGTCACGCCGTACTGAAAGCCGTCCTGTGCCGTCTCTGTGCTAGACGCTACAATCATGAGCTTTTGCCCTCGTGCGCTCCACGCATACGGCTGGTCTTCGATAGTTATTGCCATTATCTGAAATTAAGTAAGAATCTTTGTTCAACACCTTTGGCGTATGCCTGAAATAACTGCTCACTGTAATCGGGCCATGTATCATTGATTGCGTCTTGATAGTAGCTGATGCCTTCGATACCATTTTCACCAATGCTTTTGGCAATGGCAATAGCTGCTGATTTTATTGCGCTCTCCGTTGACTTAATGAATTGACCTTGCCTATCACGTAGTTTAAGTGGCTTCAGTTTAATCCAATTCATAATGTCTTTATAGGGCGGTCGTTTCGTTGGGTCACCCGGATACGGTTTGCGTCCATATTCAATCACATCTGCATACCTGCCCGCTTGACCTTCAACTGTAAAATCAATTGTAGGTTTGTTATATCGTATGCGCAGTTTATACGTGAGCGAGTTAAGCAATGTGCCCGATGCAACACGATTCACCACCTTACCACGTACGCGGCGTTTGATGCGCAGGTTTGATTGCGCACGCTCAACAACCGTTGCCGCATATTCGTTTAGTAGTGCTTCGTATTCGTCCATTAAATCAATTGTAAATTGAGTGCGTCGGCTGCAATGGTATAAGCCTCCTCATTAGAATCACCACTTTGACCCCAGTCTAAATAAGTTTGACCTTCTATCAACACTTGTCCTTCATAAATAGTCATTCCATCTGCATCGCACAACGCATATTGAAGTGCCGCCCTTGTAGCCAAATCATCATAGCTTAAATATAATTTGATGCATTTAGCTGTCTTTGTATCGCCATCACTCCAGATGGCTAATGGTTGTATCTGTTTCATATTATCTATTTATTCGTGCAAAGACCATTTGCTGTGTTGTTGTTGCTGATGTTACACTCATTTGTACAGCAAACATTAGATATTGCGTTACCGTAGTATTTACTGTGATATTACTTATCAAACTGTTTAAGTTACCGCTTGCTATTATATTACCATTGACATTTGGCAAACGTAAATTTCCGCTTGCACCAATTGCTGTTACACCTATTTGACGGCTGAATTCATAAATATTTCCATTCGGTAGCGTTGGTGCAAAAGTGCCAAGCAAAGTTGCACCTGTTAAGTTTGCCGCTGTATTTATATAGAGTCGATAGCTAATAGTTCCTGTTGTTTGAGTCGTGTTGAAATGTCCAAATATTTCAATAAAATCACTAACCGTTAGACTATTTGCCGCTAGTGCATACGTTTGGAATAATGTAAGTGTTGATGTATTGACTACACTATAAACACTTAAATCTTTAATGAGCTGTATGTTGCTAATAATTCCTAGATCACTGATTAATTGCGATGCACTTAATGCACTCACCGTATTGTCAGCATTAACACGTAGATATCGAATTGCATTTGGATTGGGCAGCGTTGCAAGATTATTACCTACCGTAGTCAATCCTATGTTATTCTGCTTGCCATTAAATGTTGACCAGTCCGCACTACTCAACGCACCACGATTTGCAGCTGATGCAGTGGGCAGGTTAAATGTGTGTGTGCTTGCTGTGCTACTTATTGCAAAGTCGGTTCCTGCTGTGCCTGTGGCAAGATTTTGCACCTGTGCCGTTAGGCCATTGATTGCATTGATGCCCGTGCTAAGCGTTGTTATTACTTGCGACAAATGCGAATCCTCCGTATGCAGTTTAAGCGTGCGTCCTGATGTTGTAACAAACACACGCAGCGCAAGCCTATCGGTTAATGTCATAACCGTAGGAGGTACTGCCAGTGCTGTGAAGTATGCGTCTATCACTGTGCCTTGTGTAATACCTTCGGGCGTGGCAACATCCGTAGCTAATAGCGTGAATGTGCTGCCATCGTACTTGTACAACTCAACGTAGAACGAAGGCGAGCCGCCACTTGATGACGCACTAAAATAAAGTTCAAGGTTAAAGTTGCCACCCGGAACAAGTAACACATTTGGATCATTGACATCGGTGATGAATTGTGCAATCAATCCGTTACCTGCTGCGTTGGTTCGTGTGAAGTCTGTGCCCGCACCAAAGATTGCTGTCTTACTCATTTGGTAGTAGGTGCTGCCACCTATCACACCTTGATTGATTGAGCCGTTGAGGTAGTAGCTGACCGATGAACCGCCACCACTGGTTGTAGGGAAGTTGGCTAGCTGCCCATCACCTCGCACGTATTGCGTTGCAAGTCCCGCACCTGTTACCGCAAGTGTGCCTGCTGCTGTTATCGGCGAACCTGTTACAGCAAATGCAGAAGGCATTGTGAGTGCTACGCTGGTAACTGTGCCGCTGCCGCCGCTCACTGTTTGCGGTTTCCATTCTCCAGTAGATTGATAGGTCAAAACTTGACCCGTCGTAGCTCCTGAAGTATCGACGCCGTTTAAGTTGGTGAGATTAATATTTACCTCCGCGTAATCTTTACCGGGAATATTTACCCATTCCGTTCCGTTAAAATAAAACATATCACCAATAACAGGTGAAGGAACTTCCACATCATCTAGGTTGTCTAGAAATTTAGGTATTGACGGTTGGTCAATTAAGTCATCATAACTCCCCGTTGTCGCAACGGTAGCGAGTATAGGCTTATTCAATATTTGATAATCACCACTCGATGCGTTCCAATCTACGGGGCTTTGACGCAATCTAAAACCTGCCCCTTGCAATGTCCAGTAGGCCGCATTCGTTGGCAGTAGTGAATCGTTGTTAGCTATACACGCATACACGTTACCGTTGTACCATACACGGTCACCTATCACATATTGATTGCCTGTGGCTGTGGTGTGATTAACGTTGAATTCAGTTGATACTAAAACCGTAGCACCACCACCTGCCGCATCAAACGTTACTGACCCATCACCGTTGTCTGTTATGGTCACATTCGTCCCGGCAACTAAGTCCAAGATGTTTTGAACTGCGTTATTGACGCCGTTTGTTTTGAGCGTAATGCCGTATGCATTGCCTGTGCCGCCCGATGATGTACCACCAACTGACCACACTGCGGGAATATCGCACGCGCTCCAATCCCACGGTACTTCAAGCTGCAAGCTGAATGAAACACCTGTCAATGTATTCTTATACTCTTCAACGAATGGCTCAATAACAGGTGGCGTTACAAGTTGCACATCGAAGCCAAACAGTATAAGACCGTTCTTCACTTCCGCTATCAAGTCCTGTGCAAGTCGCACGCAGTCGCTGATGACTTCGCGCTGGTATTCTGCTTTGGTTTCTTTGTCACGCGGGATGTCTGCAAATAAGATTTGAAAATCAAACTGCATACCGCCCTCCACAGGTTTGATGTTATTCGGCACAACGTGCATGAATGGGTACTGCTCATTTTGATCCATGTCCGCTAAGTCTATCTGACCATGCGTGAATCGCTTGATGAGCAAGTGACCAGCGGCAAATGCTTCTAGTCGATTGATGAGAACGTTGTAGCTGTAATTGTAACTATTCATTACCTGTTTCGTTTTTTCATTTCTATCTTTTGCACTTGCACATAGTCGGCTAAATATGTCAAGTGTGTAAACACCTCGTAAACCCTTCGTTCTGTGACCATATCAAACTTTGTTATGTCCCGGTCGGCTAACACCTCAATGATGTGAAACCAACCGTATACATCTAAGCCTTCTGGAGTGTATTCATCTTCGCCGCTTCCGTCACTATCTCCGTTATCTCTTTTGCCAAATAGTCTAGGGAACTGCCGTATAGTTCCCGTTCTAAACTTGAAAAAAAAAGCAGCACATTCAGTACATGGTCGAGGGTTAGTTGCTTCACGCTGTCTATATACCTGCCCACTTTGGTGCTATCATATTTCTCAATGTCATAGCGTCCTGCCCACTTCGCCACTACTGGACGGTATAGGATAGCCATCATCTTAAGTGCTGCGTTCGCGTTCAACTTGCCATCCTTATACAGGTTGTTGCAGTTTGAATCTAAGTCCACGTATTCACCAAAGGTCATTTGCGTAAGGTCAGGAATGAAACCTAATTCAATCGCACCTATGCGCACCTTGTGTTCGAATGTATCCGTGCCTAACTGGATTGCAGCTTCAAACTTCATGATGATTTCATCAATCACGTTTGCCTGTAATAGCTTGATGCTATCCATGTTTTTGCCAGTGATCACTCGCACACGCTCCGAAGCATCAACCGCGTTCTGATAGTCGATGTACTGGGCAAGTGTTACCGCCTTTGCGTTGGCTGCTATGTTTACTTTAATCTTCATGCTGCTATGTATTGTAGTTTTTGTGCCTTATTTGTTACAAGTCTGAATGCACCTGAATAATAACGGGGGCTTTTTCATCACCGCTGTGCGTTATGCGTGCCTGTTTTGGTTTGAAGTATTCGAGTAGTGCCGTGTAGTGTTTGATGTATTCTTCATCCTCCATGTCGTTCATAATGCGCATACACTTTTGCGCACCTTCTGCTACGAACCATTCACCGAGTTGCTCCCACATCTTTGTCTTTTCGCTAACTGCTCCTTTAGGTTTCAAGCCACCATGACCCGGCAGCAAGTGGCCCTTTTCATTGCGTGTCTTTTCCATGCGATTCAATAAGTTTCGATAAGATATTGTTATTTAGCATCATACTGCGCAATGCATACAGCTATGCGCTGTTGTGAATCAGGAAACTCACCTTGCACTTTTGCATCACTCATGCAGCGTGCGATGAATGCGCTCTTTGATTCGTCTGTTGTTGGTGTTGGTAATGGCATGTGTTTATTTTTTATCTTGTTGTTTACCTAGTTGTCTTCTAAACTCTTTGATAAGGTCACGGATGCAGGACGGGCACTGTGATGGTAATTGTAATGTACCTGTAATCTTAGAATACCACGCATAAAGTTCATTGATATCTACCTGCTCTATTTTATGCGCACCTATTAAACCTGCTATAAATACATCAAGCTGCGCTATCTCACGCTTTGTCCAATTCAGGGCGTGCCATTTATGTGCCGGGCAGGATGTAAAGCGAAACATCACTTTTGTCGGCATGTGACAACCGCACAGGCGTATCTTTTCTTTGTAGTACGTCACGTTATTTTCTTCGGGTTCTACGGTGTTGCCGATTACGGGCGTGCCGCACCACCCATCGTTGTACCATTTGCATTTCTTGCAGATGTTAAGCCTCTCCTGTTG